GACCAATCAGATATACAAGACATACCTGATAGTGGCAAGATTACTGCTGTTATTGGTGGTCAAACAGGTACAGTATTATTAGAAAGAGGGATAGCAAGAATCGAGTATGTTGGTACACCTCTTATCTTTACAGTTGAAAGAGTAGAAACCAACAATGGTTGTGAGATACCGGGAAGTGTTGTAGCACTTGGCTCAACAGCAGTATTTTACTTATCACCAAATGGGTTCTTTATGTTCGATGGCAGTCGTTCTGTTCCAATAGGTTCAGAGAAAGTTGACAAATGGTTTTATGATAATTTTAACACAGCTTTCCCTGAAAGAATGACAGCAGCAGTTGACCCTAACAACCAAGTAGTATGTTGGTCGTTTGTATCAAACGAAAGCAATGATGGTGAGCCTGACAAAATATTAGTTTATAACTATGCTGTTGGTAAGTGGTCGTTAATAGAATTATCACACGAGTCATTAGGTACTGTAATGATACCGGGTTACAGCTTAGAGCAGTTAGATAACATTAATACTAATATGGATAGTATGACTACATCATTCGACAGTCCTTTGTATAAAGGCGAGTCGTTTGTGTTGGGTGGTTCTAAAGACCAAAAGATACAATCATTTACAGGAAATATACTTGACGCAACGATTATATCAAAAGAGTTTGAAGTTGCACCAATGAGGTCTTCTGTTATAAATTCGATTACACCTTATGTAACAGCTAAGAATCCTGCTGTGCAACCAACATTGTCAATAAGTGTTGGCAGCCGTAGCAGACAAATAGATAATGTAAACTTTACGAGTGCAGGTGCTATTACAGCAGATAACTTATGCAATGTTCGTTCTAGTGGTCGGTATCATCGAGTTAAAGTTGAAACCACAGGTGATTTTCGTTATGCTTTAGGTATAGATGTTGATGCTAAACCACTAGGAAGACGTTAATGGCAGATTTTAACTATCGTAAATTACCTGCAGAGGGTGGAAGACCAAGAGATGTTGCAAGTGCTGTAAACTTACTTATTGATGGTAAGAACAATGCTAAAGGAACTTTTACTATCGTAGCTAATGCAGGAACAACAACCATAGAGGATTATAGAGTAGGTGAAGATAGTGTTATTAGTTGGACACCTATGACACAGAACGCAGCTACCGAGTTGAATCATTTATATATATCATCTAGGGGTAAACATACTTTTACATTAAGTCATAGGAACAACCCTCAGACTGATAGGACATATATATATACTGTAACAGGATAAAAAAGAGGAGTAAGGGAAATGCAATTTATACCGATACCAAAAGACCATATAGATAGTATGTGGGAACACGTTGAGCCAATTATCAGACGAGCAGTTGGATTAACACCTGATAGAATAGACACCAAAGACCTGTACGACAATGCTAAAGCAGGTGCGTATTTAATATGGTTGGTAACAGAAGAACGAGATAACGTACAGTATATACAAGCTGTATTAACAACAAGGATTTCGCAATATCCTAAAACTAAGGCACTATCGATTGATTTTGTAGCAGGTACTCGCATGAAAGAATGGTTACCTGTGGTAATGCCTACATTAGAAGAACTAGGGAAAAGTAATGGTTGCTCTCATATCGAGGGATATGGTCGTAGAGCATGGCATAAATATCTTAACAAGTATGGTTGGAAACAACAACACATACAATATGAAAAGAGGTTAGACGATGAGTAAAGGTAGAAGTACATCGACACAAACGACAACTCAGATACCTGTAATACCTGAATACTTGCAACAAGCACAAGATGCTGCATTTTCTGCAGCTCAGTCATTCCAACCGCAAGTATATCAAGGTGCACGATTTGCTCCACAGAATGTGTACGAAACACAGCAGATATCAGGTCTTGGTGCGTTCGGTGGTGACATGGGCAGAGTCAACCAATACGGTGACGTTATTGGTGGTATCGCCGGTGGCGGTATAGGAAGCCCTGATTTGCTAAGACAACAATATGAAGCAGATTATGGCGGCGGTTATCTTGACCAAGTCATAAGCGACAGACTTGCCGATGTAACCGGTGACATTACCTCACAATATTCAAGAGCAGGTCGTCTAGGCTCTGATGCGTTTGGTACAGCACTTGGTCGTGGCATAGGTAGTTCTATAGCACCAATACTCGCACAACAGGAAAACATAGAAGCACAAAGACGTGCAGGATTAGCTGCAGGCATTACAGATGCAGAACGTATGGCTGCAGGATTACAATTACAGGCTGCAGGTCAAATACCTCAAGTACAAGCACTCGACTTACAAAGACTCGGTGCACTAGGTGCTGCAGGCGAATTAGAAAGGGCAATGCAGTCAAGGGATATATTAGGAGAGCAGCAAAGGATAGCGGAACAAACTGCTGCAGACCAAGCACGACTCAATGCTCTGTTAGCTGCCGCCGGTGCAGGAACAGTTGGTATTGGGCAGACTTCAACAGCAACCTCATTAGAACCACCACCAAGTTTTGCATCGACATTATTAGGAATTGGTTCAATAGCAAGTGGATTAGGCGGGCAAAAAGGTCTGCTTGGTTTCTTATAATAGGAGATAGAGATGCCAATAAAAACTAGTAGAGACCCAAAGACAGGAAAGTTAACATATAAATATACAGCACCTAAAGGCGGTTTTAAGAAGTCTAAAAGGTTAGATGCCAAAGACTTAGGTATTAACGTGCCTAAGACAAACGTAAAACCACCGAAGCCCGGAACTGACAGATTTAGAACTCAGTATAATACAGGCGGAAGATATTACGACGACAGAAAACCTGACCCTCTTGACTTTGCTAGCCCTAGACTTAATTTTATAAGAAGTGGAATGTCTGCACTTGGTTTAAAACCGGGAATAGACCGTGCTATGGACGCAAAACAAATTGAACGTTTAAAACAATACCCTGAATTAAGAAGTGACCAATATATACAAAGTCTAAAAAGAGTAGCTGACGCAGGTGCGACAGGTGGTTTTGATTTTGATGCTTTATTTAGTCCAACAGACCCTAGAGTATCTCAAACGAACAGAGGTTTGTTGCAGTCTCAAGATATGGTGTTAGCAAATCAAGCAGACCCTACAAGCGGTGTACTTGAGGGTGGGGCTCTATCAGATGCTGATATTATTAACAAAGTAGGTGATAATGTTGTCGATGCCCCTTTGGTATTTGCTGCAGATAACTATGCAGACACAACACTTGGTGGGATTAAAGATGCTGCAGGTACTGCAAATTTAGACGCACAAATTAATGAAACATACCCTGATAATACTAATTTATTCAACCAAAGAATGTTAAATATTATGACAACAGATGGCGGTCAGACAACACCATCATCATACACCGCTATAAATCCATATCTAGCGGCGGACACAAGAAGATATGAGGAAAGGAGAGTGTCTAATCCTTATGTCACAACAGACAATGTTGGTAATATGTACCTTGCCCCTACCCCTGTTGTCAACAATAGACCAACAGGAAACTTTAACAATTTGCCGCCTGCAGAAAGAGCTATGAGCGGCGGTCTATTGACAACACCTACATTTAATTTTGATGTATCCCCATTTGGCGGGACAGGATTTTATGATAATATAATGTTAAAAGCTATAAAAGATTCACCTTTCGGTAGCGGAATTGCTTTGAATCCTAGCTTGACTCCAAGTATAGTAGATACAGGATTCTTGGGCAGCAGAGCTTTAAATCCTTCAGGAACTATCAATATTGGTAACATAGGAACAGTCACAGACCAATTTGGCAGAGAGTTGTCAGGTCAAGAAAGAATAGATTTTATTGTTAGTGAATTTAATAAGTTAAAGAATCAGAATGATGCACTAAGTAACTTTAACTTAGGCATATTGAGATAGGAGAGAATTATGGTAGCACCATTAGTACCTTTATTATACACAGGGGCAGCAAGATATGCAGTCCCGGCAATAACTAGAAGGGTCTTACCTTCTCTTATGCCTAACGTTGCGAGCAGGCTAGGAATGGGTGGCTCAGGAGTTGGTGGAACATCTTTGTTAAGACCTATATCTGAGACCATCAACAGAATGCCTAAACCTTCTTGGGTGAGAAGACACCCCTACATGACAGGAATCGGTGTAGCAGGTTTAGCAAACGAAGCAAGGCAGGCTCTTATGGGTGGGGGCGATACTGCGGGTGCAGGAACAGTTAGGACACCTGCTCCAACGGCAGATAAACCACCTTACGAAAAATCAATAAGCGGTCAGATTACACCACCACCTGCACCAACTACAACAGAAGAAACTAAAGGAAGTTTTGCCGGAGACTTATTAAAGAGTGCATCAGGTGTATTTTCCGATAGTGACAGACTAGCTAAGATTGCAATGGGTGTGGCTTTACTAGAAGGTCAACCAATACAAGATGCTGTTGCTTTATCGACATATATAAGACAGTCAGGTGGCTCTGTAGGTGGAAAAATAGACGTTGAGGTAGTCGATAACGATACAGGTGAAATAGTTGCGTATGGAAATGCCGATGATACTAAAATAAAAACATTACTAAATAACCCTGCTAAATATTCTGTGTTTAGTAGGGGTGATTATGCAGAGTTAAAGGCAAAAGGAAATGAAGCCTTTGATGATGCCATAGCAAAAAAATCTGCTGACTATTTAGATGGATTAAACACCAAGTTTGACGATTTTATGATGACGGAAGAAATAACTAAAAAGTTCTTAGCTGCGTTAGAAAGCGGTGATTTAACTACAGGCTCTGCTCTTGAATCTGTAAAAGTTGAAATGGCTAAGGCATTAGGTCTTGCCGATGACGTATCAGATGAGGAATTGTTAAATGCTTTCAACACAGAATTAACAGTACAAGTGGCACAGAATGTTTCCGGTGCTCTTTCTGAAAAAGAACTAGCATTGTTCCAATCATCTCAACCCTCATTAAGTTTAAGCCCTGAAGCAAACAGAGAATTGCTTGAAAGAAGATTAGCATTTGGTAGAATATATGCGAAGAAACTAGAATATTTAGAAAGTGCCATATTTGAAGACAGAACGAATTACATTCAGGCTAACAGAGAATTTAATGAATCATTTAAAACCGATATGGGTTTTAGAGCAGAAGTTCTTGGGGTCGATGGGGTAATTAATTCAGTAAACGAATTAGAGAATTTAGCACCGGGTGAATATTTTTGGAACAACACAGACCAACCTTTTGAATATGAATTGCCAAATGGTAGTATATCATCAATAGGGTATGGTAGCTTCTTTACTATTTCTTAGGAGAAAAACATGGTAACGATAAGCCGGGAACAAATAAAAAACGCAGCATCACCTGATTTTGCAAAAAGACGAGAAGTTAGTAGAAGGTCAGGTTCTGTGTCGGGTTATGCGGGAGAACTTGCTAGTAATATTCTTCCTTCAGGAATAAGGTATGGAAAAGATATAGCCACCGCTGTCTTTAATCCAATAGATACTATAAAAACAAGCTATCAATTAGGTAAAAGTGTATTATCCTTACTTCCGGGAGTTCCGGGAGATGAAACGTTGGCTCGTGAAGTTGGGAAATTCTATGTAGATAGATATGGCGGATTAGATAAGGCATTGGCTACCCTCAGAGATGACCCGGTTGGTGCAGTAGCAGATGCTGCTTTAGTTCTTCAGGGCGGTGCAGGTGTTGGTCGTGTGGCTACGAAACCGGGTACTGCATCTAGAGCTACTGCAGAAAAAGCATCGGAATTTTTTAAGAGATTTGAGCCGTCAACCGCTAGAGTTAATTTAAAAGGAAGAACGATAAGCACCGGTGGTGCGGGTCGGAAAATTGCACAAACATTAGGTGTGGTTGGCAGAGAAGGTATCACACCTATACAGGCGGCAACAACGGGTGTAAAAAGACAGGC